ATATTAATAAAAACACGTATTATATTTTCATCTTGTAAAGGAGGTTCAAATATATCATAATGTAAATTTTCATTTTTAGTTAATGTAAATCTAAATGTTTTTTCTATTTTATTTATATTACAGTTAAAAATATTTTTTATTAAATTAGACAATGAATCATCAATATTATTAAATTTATCAATTAAATTATTTTTTAAATTATTATCAATATTTATTTCATTTAATAATTTATTGATATTTCTTTGTTTTTTTATTTTTTTATATTGTTTAAAATTATTTTTTTTCATTATTTCTAATTTATCAGAATCAAATATTAAGTTTATATGTTTATTTAAAAATTCAATATTTTCAGAAGAAATAAAATTGTCTATTATATTTAACTTATTTTGATAAAAATTTGAAACTATTTTTTGATAATCATCTTTTTTTAAATTATTATAATCAAAAATATTTACAATTTTTTTATTACTTGTTTGACTCTTATAAATATTTGGATTATTTGGATTATTCATATTCATATATTTAATATAAATAATTTATAAATTATATTTTAATTAATTTTTATAATACAATATTATATTTATATTTAAAATATTTTTTGACTTGATTTACCCATTCTATATTTTTAGGATCAGTATTCCATATTCTACTTGAACGTCCTTGATGAGTAAAATAACTTTTATTATTAATAATAAATTCTTGTCCTTGGTCATCAGGATTTAAAAAAATCATTTTATGTTCTTCTAAATATTTTTTTCTTTTGCCATTTGACCAAACACATTTTAAACTAATTCCATCATAACCATTTTTTTTAATATAATAAGGTAATAAAGAAGAAGTATCACCATAAAATTCTTTCACTCCGTAATATTGAACTAATTCATCAGGAACAACAACATCATATTTTTTATCTTCTTCATCAACTTTAATTCCATATTTTTTTACAAAATCCAACTTATTTTTAATTGGAGAAAAAGAAATATTTAAATTTTTAATAATCTCTGCATTAAAAAAAGCCATATAAATATGAGGAAAATAATAAGTAATATGATTTGATTCACCACCTAAAAATATATGTTTAGAATCTAACATTTGAATAAAATCAATATCCCAATTTTTTTGTAAAAATGCAATATCACTGTCACATATAACAGCATATTTTGTTTCTATATGTTTTATCATTTCATCCATAACAAGTGAATGAGCATAAGAACTATAATCATTATTTCCTGTATCTACTTGAATCATTTTATCAAAAGGAAAATCAATTTTACTAATATCCGGATTTTTCTTTTTTCCTGTATCAACACCTAATAAAATTGTATATCTATTTTTATTACTTATTGTTAATTCCAATGTTTTTAACATAAAATTAATATAAGAATTTTGATGAGTTTGACTATACGTAATTAAAACACTAATATCTTTAGATTTATCTATTTTACTTGTCATTATAAAAAAATAATATATAAAATAATAAATTTATAAATTAATTAAAATTAAAATTAAAATTAATATATATATATATATAATATTCAATGAAAAAAATATGTTATTATTGTGGAACATTTTTTCCTAAAGTACCTTATTTAGATTATAATATATATTATTATTTGAAAGAAAATAATATAAACATATCATTTATTATAAAAAAAAACGATATACGATTAACAGGAATAAAAAATGAAAACACTTTATTAGAATTTAATCATCATAAATATATAAATATTGAAAATTTAATAAAAATAGAAAATCTTAATGAATTAACAAACATAACTAAAAAATTTGATTTATTTTTATGTACAAATTTATCAATAGACCGATTAGAAATAAATCATGAAGAATTCTTTAAACTCATAAAAACAAAAAAATGTATATTGGATGTATGTGGATATGATATTATTAAAAAAGGATATTTTAATACAAATATTGATTATTTCTTGGTAAAAGGTAATATTTTTAAAGAATGGTTAGAAAAATTAAATATTCCGTCCAATAATATTTATGTTACAGGAAGTCCATTATTTGATTATTGTTTTCCGCATAAACTAAAAAAAAATTATAAAAAATTAAATAAAATAAGTTTTTGCGAAAAATATGATTTAGATATAAACAAAAAAACATTATTAATAACAACAACAAATTTAAAAAGTGTTCGTAATTCCATGAATCATCAAAATTATTTAGAATTTGAAAAATTTTATAATAAAAATGAAAGCAAATATAATTATATTTTATTGTCTTATCCATTAGATTATTTATTTTATGAAACAAAAGCAAAATATAGACGTTCTGAAAATAAACAAGAATGTCCGGATTATGAAACTATGCAAAATAATTTTAAAAACTTAAAAATTATTAAAGTAAATGATAATTATAATGCACTTAAACATTCAAACATTATTTTTCATTTGTCCGCAGGTGCATTATCCATAGAAACTATCTTATTATTTAATAATATAAGTACAACCATGCATTTTAAAGACAAAGATTATTATAAAAAAAAAATTGGTTATTCTAAATTTGTTAAATTTCCAGATGATATAGCAAATATTCATTTGAATAATATTGATGAATTAAATTCAGCAAATACATCAGCAAATGCAAATGCAAATGCAAATTCAAATGCAAATATGGAAATTGTAAAAAATAAATTAAATAAATTTATTTATATAACAAACGCACATAAGAATATGTTAAATTCTTTAAATCAAATATTAAATAGTTTATAAATTTTCAATAACCGAAAAATATTCAGCAGAACATCTTTTTCTACTTAAATAATTATAATCTATTTTTTTATAATATTTTTCATAATGATTTCTAATGAAATTAAGTTTTTCCAAAAAACTTTTAATATCACTAAATTCTTCACCATATTTAACACATACTTCTTGAGTTCCTCCTCCATTTATACAATATAAAACGGGCAATCCACAACTTAATCCTTCTAAATAATGCATGGCTCCTGGTTCATATTGTGTTGCTGTTAAATAAATATCAAAATTTCTTAGTTTTTTAGCTAATCTGTCTCCATTGCATGGACCAACTAAATTAATATTTTTAGGTTTATAATTTTCATTATAATTACCAATAAAAGTAAATTCAAAATTTTGTTCTTTATTCAATAATTTATCGATTTCATTATAAATATGAAAACCTTTTAAATAGTTTGATGAAAAATGATGTGTTACAATTCTGATTTTATCATTTTGTTTAAATTTTAATTTCTTTTTTGAAATATTTTCATTTTTATATGGATAAAATGTATTTTCATCACATCCATTAATAATATATGTAGTATTTAATCCTTGTAATTTATATTTTTCCACAAAATAATTATGCAACCATTTACTAACAAATACAACAATATTTGCAATTTTCATAGTTTTAATTAATAATGGCTCAAGATTAATTGTTTTTTCTCGTTTTATATCATTTTCATTGACTCTATGAATAATTTTTACATTTGGACTTTTTTCTTTATATTCAACAACATTTTCATATATATTTCTTCGAGGGTCAATAATAAATATAATATCAATATCAGGTTCTAAATCATATACAATAGTATAATTTTTAGATTTTAAATATCTCGTCATATTTTTAACAAAAAAATTTCCACCACCATACGACCTATTTACAGGTTTTAGTGTAAAATATATTTTTTTAGTCATATAATTTATATATAAAAATTTAATATATATTAAATTAATAAATTAATAAATAATAAATAATAAATAATAAATATTACACCCTTTGACATTTAAAAAGAATGTATAAAATAAAATTTTATTTATCTTTTACAATTATTCATTGCTTTTTTGGTTTTATGCGTATGATTTTTATGTTTATATTTTCCTAATCTTTTATCGTTTTTAGTATTACTCTTTTCATTATATTTTTTATCCTTTGTTTTTTTATTTCCACCAGATTGATTATTATTACAATTATATTTCTTATATTCACCCATTCCTGTACATTTATATAATCCCACAAATTTTAAATTTTTTTCTGGATCACATAATACAATCTCTTTTCCATTTTTCCCTCCCCAATCTAAATAATATCCATCACAATCACAAAAATTATTAATTACTTCATTAACTTCATAATGCAATTTATCTTTAGATATATCAGCTAATGTTATATTATTTTTTACTACATAATGTCTAATCCACCCTTTTTCATTACTTAAACATGAAAGAGCGTAACCTTTTGCAACTTCAAAATCATCAGATGTATATAATATATATTTATTATCATAATTATTTTTATTCTTGTATTTATATTTAGAAGGACATTTATTTGTTGGGGTAGATATACCATTATATAAAATAGTTCCAGCTGATATAGTTTTCTTATCATATTTTGTACACATTATATTATTTCTTAGTGGTTGACCACCATATAGATTATTAGGTATAGGTATATTTTGATTATTTTTAGGTTGTCCTAGATTATTAAGTATAGGTATATTTTGTTTAGTATTAGGTTGTCTTAGATTATTAGGTATAGGTATATTTTGATTATTTTTAGGTTGTCCTAGATTATTAAGTATAGGTATATTTTTTTTAGTATTAGGTTGTCTTAGATTATTAGGTATAGGTATATTTTGATTATTTTTACGTTCTTCTAGATTATTATGTTGATTATTTTTAGGTTCTTCTAGATTATTATGTTGATTATTTTTAGGTTCTTCTAGATTATTATGTTGATTATTTTTAGGTTCTTCTAGATTATTATGTTGATTATTTTTAGGTTCTTCTAGATTATTAGGTATATTTTGTTTAGTATTAGGTTGTCTTAGTTTATTACTTTGTCTTTTTTTTATTCTTAATAATCTTAACGTATTTTCTTTAATATCTTTAAAAATATAGTCATAATAACCACCAATAAATTTATATGAAGTGGTGCAAATTGGTAAAGTATCAAAATTCTTTTTTCTACAGTGTTGAATATAATCTAATATTTTGCAAAAATCAATATTTTTATTTTTGAATTTCATTGGAATATATTTATCATACAATCCAAACTCTAAGTATTTATTATTAATATCATTATAAGTTTTAGGATATGGTATTAAATATATTGGTATTATATAATTTTTTATATTTATTGAATTTTTAAAATTATATTCCTTATTATTTGGAGATGTACTTTCAGTTAGTGATTCTGGTATTTTTATCTCGCAATTGTAAATCATGTAATAAAAAATGTAAGAATTTTTTATATGTTTTAACTCAACACTATAAATGGTACCATTTAAATTGATTTCTGTATTCCCATGTTGAATACTTTCATACAAACGAATATTGTTAGCATTTTCACTTGGCCATACCTTTTTTTTATTTTCTAATTTCAATTTTGAATATGATTTGGAAACTCTCATATTCACTGGATGTGGGTTTAATAAAGAATAAATATATTCATAATCTCCAATTTTTTTCAATGAATTATAATCGAATTCACATCTTTCAATATCAATCGGAATTCCATGACGTTTTGTATTTGATAAAGTTTTACTTATGAATTTGTATTGATCAATACATGGTTGAATATTTTGACTCACTTCAGGTAGATTATCTATTATTGAACTCAAAAACATTTGTAATTCTAAAATAATGAATGCGCTCATCGTATAATGAATTCCTTTTTGTAAACGAAAAAGTGGACCAACATTTTCTGGTTTTGTAACACAAAGACGCCACATACCACATTCACTTCTTGATTGTGAAAAAATAATATTTTTTTCTTTAGTAATTGGATCTTCATATAAATTATATTCCAATACAACAACATTCACAAATTTTATATCGTCTATAAAAAATTTATTTTCAAAAATAAAACTAGTATTATTTAATGTAAAGGTTCTATTTTCTTTATTAAGATTACTATTTGACATATTAATAATAAATAATATTTTATTTTAAATTAAATAATTATTTTTATTTTTTATTTAATCTATTTTATAATATCGTGTATTTCTTCTAAACTATTAACAATTATTCCTCCCAATCAGATTATACCTTTTTTATCTAATTTATATAAAAAAATTGTATATTTTTATTTAAAATTTTTGCTTTTATTTATTTTTTCCATTTTATATTTTTTTTATAAATTATTTACACCCTCGAAAATTTAAAATGAACTGTTAAAATTAAAAATATATTAACAAGGTTTAACTGTTTCAAGCCGTGTAAATTTTGGTTTTAATGTATCCTTTAATACACTTGATGTATTCTACATAAATATCTTAATCTATTTATAAAATGAATATAGTTATATGCTATTTTTGTAGATGTTTTTTGCTATATTACAATCTCTATTCCATACATTAGCACACAGATCATTAAAAATCGCAAAAATCGCAAGTTATTATAAATAACAAAATTTTTTGATTTCTTTTAAAGAGTAGATCACACCCTATAATATTTTTATTTTGTATTTTTTATAAGTATATTTCTTGCTGCTTGATAATCTCTTTCAAGTTCAATTTTACAAGAAGAACACCAAAAAATATTACTATTTCCTATAAAATTATTAATCATACCACAACAACCACATGTTTTTGTTGTATAACTTTCATCAACTATAATTAGTTGACAATTATATTTCTTACTTTGGTATATCATTTTTTCTTTAAATTTATAATGAGAATATAAATTTAAAACTCTATTACTTATATTATCTAAATTTTTTCTCATTTTTTTTGATTTAAAAATAGGTAATAAAATAACTTTATAATTCTTACATAAAAAACTTGACAATTTCCAATGAAAATCTGAAATAATGTTTTTAGCTTTGGTTCTCAGCTTATAACATTTATTTCTAAGTCTTAATTTTTTTTGTTTTGTTGAAATTGACATTAATTTATCAATTTTTTTTTCAGTTTTAAATAATTTTTTTTTTAATTCTATATTACCAAACTCTCCTACATAACCATTTGTATCATAAAATGATTGGAATTTTTTTATACCTGGGTCAAGGCTAATAATATTATTTTTTTTTTCAGTTATATTTATTTTTTCTTTTTCTTTAGTAAATAATAAATAATAGTTTTTTCCATCTTTTAATATAATAGAATCTGAAGATGGTATATAATTTTCATATTTTTTATATTTTTTCTTAACTTTTAATTTTTTATCTTTTTTTAATAGACTTGGAAATAAATTTAAATTTTTTAATGCTCTATGGTCTATATAAAACGTTTGTTTTTTATCTTTTTTAGATTTAAATTTATGATTAAAATATTGTATATTTTTATTTTTTAATAATTGAATTGAACTTTTTATTGAACTTAACGCATTTTTTAAAGATAGTTGTCTTGTATCATATGGTATATTTTTTAACCAAGCTTCTTTATGATTATCATCTAAATCTTTATTTGCTATTATAATATGAGGTCTTATTTTATGAAATATTAAAGATTTTTGATCTTTATTATTTTTTTTCCATTCGATTGTTTTATTATAAATATATCGAGAAGCACCAAAAAATGTTTCAAAATATTCTTTTTGTTTAGTAGTAGGATAAATTCTAATTTTTCGACAATATGTCATATTTTCGCATTCCATAAAATTTTGATGTGTAGTAGGTAATAACGGATATAAATTCATCTGTAAATTCATCTTTTGGTTCTTGATTATCTTTATTTTCGAGTACTGTAAGTTTTGTATTGAAGTGTTTACAGATGAACAATATGAAGCTAAATCCAATGCGTACAAGTCTGTCATTATGGGCAATGACAATTTCTTCGATTTTTCTATCGAAGACTTGTTCCAAAAGGGTGATAAACCCTCTTCTTTCAAAGTTAAATCCAGATCCAATGTCTTTGATAACTTTGTAGTCAGGATATTTAGATTTGATAAATTTAATTTGTTTATAAAGATCTTTTTTTTGTTTTTGACTTGATACTCTAGCATATATAACTTTTTTTCTTGTATATTTAGACACATCTACAGGAATGATTTTATATTGATGATGTCCTCCAGGTGTAATAATGTATTCAATTTCTCCAGAAATTGCTCTGAGTCGTAAAGTTTCTTTAGAGACATTATAATATTTTGATGCTTCTTTTGGGCTAACAAACATCTTCCAGGAGATAAAGGCGGCATATATAAATATATTTAAAGATAAGATTGTCTTTAAATATAAAATTCAAATATTTTTTTAAAAAAAAACTTTGCGATTTTTGTGATTTTTTGTTACAGTTTTTATTAAAAAATTGTCTTTCTGTTCTAAAAAAACTCCCCATTTTATCTTAAAATATTTTTAGATTTCCATTAAATAAATAATCTGTTTTATTTCATTTTTCTTTTGTCATTAAAAGATGAACTAATTTAGTGTTATATAGTATAATATTTTTAGGTATAATATCATTACGTAATAAAATAGTTTATTTTAAATTTCCAAGTGTGTAAATAATAAATAATAAAAATTGATTTATTTAACGAAAATATACATTATATATTATATATTATACGCTAATTTTATTGATACACATTTAGTTAGTTTCATCCATTTAATTGAATAAAATGGAATTAGAATCTAAATTAACGCACACTCATTCTTTTTTTAAGCATCCAAAATTTCTTCAGCTTTCTGTACATGAAAAAAACATATATTTATCCTATAAATTAGATAATTATTATGTATTAAATAACCAATATACAGACCCAAATGGACATTCACAAATATCTATTCCATATAATATTTCACGTTCAGATTATCAAAATAACGTACATGAAATATTCAAGGATTCATCTTTTACTATATATTTTCAAAAAACCTATCCGTTTAGTGAAAATATAAAAAAAATATTGAAAAACAAAGAACTTGAAGCTAAATTTCAATCATGGACAGTTTGTGATATTCAAGAAATGTTTGATTCTTTAAAAGAAGAAGCAAAAGAAAAAAAGCGTCAAGAAGCAAATAAAATAAAAACGCAAAAAGAAGAAGAAAAATCTAGATTAGAACAAGAAAAAATAACTATTCAAAAAAAAAAAGAAAAAGAAATGGAAATAGAAAATAATAAAAGAAAAGAATTAAATAATGATCTTTTAGAATTAGGCTTAGATATTGAAGATTTACTTTAATATACACCTTTGAAGATTTAAATCGCACAAAAATACGAAAAAAAATAATTCATTTATATAATTCATTTATATAATTCATTTATATAATTCATTTATATAATTCATTTATATAAT